AGCCTTAAAGGCAACTTTCTTGGTGGTTTTGGCGACGAACGCACCGGCATCCGTAAGCCAATAACCCGTATGCCGATGCCTGCGCCAGCCGTACCCAAGCCTAAGCCCAAGCCCAAGCCCGCGCAGGTTATCCGCACGACCGTTTCTGAGCGCACTACGCCTGTCAGCGCGAAGGCCGCAGCTCCCGCCCGCATGGCGGTCAACCGCGCAACAGGTGACACAACGGGCTTTACGACTGGTACGCGCACTGGCTCAACGGCTACCAAGGCGGGCGTTGCGGGCAAGACCCGCATGTCAGCTTCGCAGCGCACGTCTCAGAACGCCTTTAACAAGGGCGGCGTGGCAGGCCCTCGCAAGGACAGCAGCGGCCGTAACGTTTCCAGCGCATCTGGCAAGAGGAAATAGTGGCAGACGATGGCATCAAAGGCGCGGCCAAGGTCGCCAACGGCGGTACGGACAAGAGCGACATGCTCTCGACCATGCGGTCGCGCTTTACCATGGCCATTTCTGCCTTGGGTGAGAGCCGCGAGGACGAACTGGACGACCTGCGCTTCATGGCGGGCTCGCCCGACAACCAGTGGCAGTGGCCAGCCGACGTGCTGGCGACCCGCGGGTCCGTGCAGGGCCAGACGATCAACGCGCGCCCCTGCCTGACCATCAACAAGCTGCCGCAGCACGTCCGGCAGGTCACCAACCAGCAGCGGCAGAACAGGCCCAGCGGCAAGGTGATTCCGGCTGACGACAACGCTGACGTGGCAGTGGCCGAGGTGTTTGACGGCATCATTCGGCACATCGAGTACATGTCGGACGCCGACGTGGCCTACGACACCGCCTGCGACAACCAGGTGACTTACGGCGAGGGCTACATCCGCATCCTGACAGAATATGCACGAGAAGACAGTTTTGATCAGGATCTGCGCATCGGCCGCATCCGCAACTCGTTCAGCGTCTATATGGACCCGACGATCCAAGACCCATGCGGGTCTGACGCCAAGTGGTGCTTCATCACGGAAGACCTGCTCAAGGAAGAGTTTGAGCGGATGTTTCCCGACGCCGCGCCCATCACGTCCATCATGGCGCAGGGCATTGGCGACCAGTCACTGAGCCAGTGGATCAGCCAGAATACCGTCCGTATCGCGGAATACTTCTACATCGACCATGAGAAGGCCAAGCTCAACCTTTACCCCGGCAACGTGACGGCCTTCAACGGTACGCCGCAGGATGGGCAGCTCAAGGCCATGTTTGGCCAGCCGGTGCGCACCCGCACCGTTGACCGCCGCAAGGTCATGTGGGTCAAGACCAACGGCTACGAGGTGCTGGACGAGCGCGAGTGGATCGGCAAGTATATTCCGGTCGTGCGGGTCGTCGGCAACGAGTTTGAGGTAGACGGACGCCTGTACGTCTCCGGGCTGGTGCGCAACGCCAAGGACGCGCAGCGCATGTACAACTACTGGACCAGCCAGGAGGCCGAGATGCTGGCCTTGGCGCCCAAGGCACCCTTCGTTGCCTATGGCGGCCAGTTTGAAGGCTACGAGATGCAGTGGAAGACGGCCAACACGACCAACTGGCCGTACCTCGAAGTGAACCCGGATGTGACCGACGGCGCGGGAAATGTCCTGCCTCTCCCGCAGCGTTCTCAGCCGCCAATGGCGCAGACGGGCCTCATTCAGGCCAAGATGGGCGCCGCAGAGGACATCAAGTCCACGACCGGCCAGTACAACGCCAGCCTCGGCCAGCAGGGCAACGAACGCTCTGGCAAGGCCATCCTCGCGCGCGTGCAGGAGGGCGACACGGGCACATACCACTACGTTGACAACCTCGGCCGCGCCATCCGCCACATCACCCGCCAGCTTGTGGACATGATCCCCAAGATATACGACACCGAGCGCGTTGCGCGCATTGTCGGCGTGGACGGCGAGGTCGGCATGGCCAAGATCAATCCGCAACAGCCTGAGCCGGTCAAGCCGATCATGGACGCTGCTGGCAACGTCATTGAGAAGATCTACAACCCGACGGTTGGCACCTACGACGTCGTCATCACCACGGGCCCGAGCTACCTGACCAAGCGCCAGGAGGCCGTCGAGGCCATGGCCAACATCCTCCAGACCAGCCCGCAGTTGTGGCAGGTGGCGGGCGACCTGTTCATCAAGAACATGGACTGGCCGGGTGCGCAGGAGATGGCAGCCCGCTTCAAGAAGATCATCGACCCGAAGGTGCTGGCCGAGGACGACAAGTCGCCGGAACTCCAGTCTGCCGAGCAGATGATCGAGGCGCTGACCCAGCAGCTCAACCAGACCATGGGTGTGGTCGAGAACATCCAGAACTCGATGGAAGCGCAGGAGTTGCAGATCAAGGCGTATGACGCCGAAACCAAGCGCATCTCGGCGGTCCAGAACGCCATGACGCCTGACCAGATACAGGACATCGTCATGGGCACCATTGCGGCGGCCATCGAGACGGGCGACATCTCGAACGGACGCCCGACGATGCCGCAGCCGTCCGAACGTCAGATGCCGCTGCCGCCTGAAATGCCGCAGGAAGCACCTCCTGCCATGCCGCCTCAAGGAGCCCCCGTATGAGCAACTGCGACAAGTTTCTAGGTATGTTGTTCCTTGCGCGCGACGTAACGCACTCGGCGCACCTTAACACGCGGTCGTTTGCCAAGCACCAGGCACTCGGCGGGTTCTACGACGAGATCATCGATCTTGCGGACAAGTTCGCGGAGATGTACCAGGGCAAGTACGGCCTGATCGGGCCGGTCATGCTGATGTCGGCCGACAAGTCGAACAACGTGCTGGAATTTCTTGAGCGGCAGGCGACAGAAATCGAAGAAATTCGGTATAAGGTGGTAGACAAGGACTGCACGCCGCTCCAGAACGTCATCGACGAAATCGTTGGGTTGTACTATACAACTATCTACAAGCTAAAATTCCTCGCGTAAGGATAGCACACATGGAACTGCTGAACCCTACAAACGACGCAACTTACCCGGCCTATACTGCGTCTTACACCGGCACCGCAGGCAGCACGACGGCGTGGCCTGCAGGCCCGCAGGGCGTGGTGGTCTGGTGTACGACCCCGGCTTACGTGATTGTCGGCGAAGGCGTGACGGCAACCACCGCAAACGGTATGCCGATTCCGGCCAACACGCCCATTCCGTTTAAGGTGCCGCTGACCACCAGCGGAACGTGGCGGGTCAGCGTTATTCAGATCAGCAGCGGCGGCACGCTTTACGCCAAGCCGATCAACATTCAGTGATGTAGATGCCTTTTTTCGGCGTACCAATTCGTAACGGCGTACCAATCGGTTTAGGGTCTATAGCTGGATTTGGTATCGCGCCTTTTGACCCGTCGCAGTTGTTTGCGGCAGGCGAGCAAGGCGTATGGTATGACCCGTCTGACTTTTCCACCATGTTTCAAGACGCGGCGGGTACAATTCCTGTGACGGCCGTTGGGCAGTCCGTCGGGCTTATCCGCGACAAGTCTGGCCGCAACAACAACGCCAGTCAGTCTACACCTGGCGCTCTTCCGGTATTGGGTCAAGAAACTACAGGGCAATACTATCTTACGTTTAACGGCACAAACACCAGTCTTGTTTCAAGTTCTATTGACTTTAGCGCTACCGACAGCATGTCAGTATTTGCGGGGCTGCAAAAACTAAGCGACGCTGCGAGCGCAATACTTGTAGAATTAAGTGCTTCATTAGTAACCAATGCAGGGACGTTCCGCATAGACGCCCCATCAAGCGCCAGCGCGAATAACTATCGGTTTCTTTCGCGCGGCAGCAGCGGCAGCGCTGTCGCTACAAAATCATCTGCGCCTAGCCCTGACACTTGCGTCTTAAGCGGTCTTGCCGACATTTCTACGGACACCTGCATTATTCGGTATAACGGCGCGCAGGCGGGAACCTCCACCACTGATCAAGGTTCCGGCAATTACGGCAACTACCCGCTCTACATTGGCCGAAGGGGCGGTACATCGCTTCCATTCAATGGGCGCCTTTATTCGCTTATTATTTGCGGCGCGACAGTTAGCGCTTCACAGGTCGCCTCTACTGAGGCTTACGTTAACGCCAAAACAGGGGCATATTAAATGGCCGTAAATCTGTCTTTCATTGGCGGCGCCGGGTGGCAGTTTTTTGACGACAATGGCGATCCGTTGTCGGGCGGCAAAATCTACACCTACGCCGCGGGAACATCATATCCTCTCACTACCTACACATCCAACGCAGGCAACATCCCCAACACGAACCCGGTTATTCTGGACGCTGCCGGTCGCACACCGCAGCAGATTTGGTCTACGGAAGGCGTTCTGTATAAGTACGTTGTTACCTCGTCAACAGACGTCGTCATTCGTACCTGGGACAATATCGGCGGGTCAATCGTCGCCAGCGATTTGGCGCAGGACTTAGCCAACACCACGAACAACGCCAAAGGCGATGCGCTCGTCGGTTTCAAGCAATCTAACGCCAGCGGATTTTTGACGGGCGCGGTCGCCAAGACGGTCAATGACAAGCTTCAGGAAATTCTCAGTGTAAAAGATTTCGGCGCGACTGGTGACGGCGCGACGGATGACCGCGCAAGTATTCAGGACGCCATAAACTACGCCGTGTCGGTCGGCGCGGCGCTATTTTTTCCGCAAGGCACTTACCGCATCACTGCGCCTCTTATCGTTAGATTGTACGCAATTCGCATGTTTGGCGCCCGGCGCGGCGACGCTGGTCGTGGTACGCGCATCTATCTGGACAGCACTACTGTCGGAGACTACGCTATCATCTTGTCCGCCACTGGCTTTACGCCGTTTGGTATGGTGATTACCGATATTGAGTTTAAGGGCACAAATTCGGTTGCCGACCAAGGCGGCATTAAGTTTGCGGGCCGATATTCTTGGACGTCTTTGGAGCGTTTGACGTTCGACACCTTTACCGGGTATGCGATTGGCCGCGATCCAACTGTTACCTCTTATACGCAAAATAACGCGCTGCGCGACATTACGTTTATATCTGTCGGCGGCTGTTACGGCCTTACCTCTGAACCCGCAGCTGGCGCCGCGTATCTTGGCGAAACGCTGCTAACGATTAGCAATGTGAACTTGGAAGCCGGTATTATCACCACCAGCCCCAAGCCTTACATTTGGGATTTCCGCGCATCCCGTCAAATTAACGCAAGCATTATGCTTGTTGAAGGCGCGCGTGCTGCGGTTACGGCCGGATTGGCCTTCTGCACCAATTCATACAGCTACATTGAAACGTTTTGGTGCGAGTTTAGCGTTACGGAACCGACTTACACGGCTATTTTTCTGGCTGACCCCACAAACAAATTCTACTCAAGTACAGCGGCTCAGGTCACCATAAACAATATCGTGTCTGGCGCAACACCCATACGTTTTGAGCAAACAGAAGCAGTCGTCACCGTCAACGAATGGGTGTCGTATAATATAGCCTCTGCGGCAGATGTTGCGTCGTTTGCAGGTCCTTACGGATTTCTGACTGTCCGCAATTTGTACTGCAAGTTGCAGTTTACGATACCGGACAATCTGTACGGTCGGCTTCTTTTGAATTGCATAAGCGAAGACAGTGCAAACAATAAAGTTTCTATCCCGTCTGGCAGTTCATTGTTGTGGCGGTGGAACGCCGCAGCCGGGTCTTTGCTGACGGCTGCAGGCGCGTTTTTTGTACCTAGCATTGCTAGCGGCGTCGCCTCTAACGCCGTGGAAGCCTACGGCACGATGCTGGTCCACCGCTTTACCTCGCCTGTTGGCGCGGTGCCTAATTTGTGGTGGGAGTTTACGCTACCTTCGTCTTTCGACGATTGTATTGTGACATTGGTGGTGCGGTATCGTGTCGATGTTGACGCTGTAGACGCAAGTACAGTTCCCAATATGCTCGGCGTTAGCACCAACCCGCTTACCGAAATTACAGCGGTCAACGGCCGTTTTAAAAATGCCGACGCAACCGCAGTTGCAACAGGCCGTTTTGTGTCCGGCACAAACTATCGGTTGCGCACGGGCTATAGCGGCTTGGCGCCGACCGTGCCTGTTATCACCCGCATTATGGCTGTTGAAGCATACGCAGGCCCTGCGCCGTCGCTTACGCTTGCTGTAGCAAGAGCGTAAACACAGAAGTTTTGACAACTGTGCCACGTAAGGTTACAGTTGACTAACGTACTGGCCCGTTTGACCAGGAACCGAAAGGTACAAGAATGAACGAGAACGAACTAGCGGGTGCGCCCGCGCCGGAACAGGCCCCCACGGCGGCACCTGAGCCCGAAACAGACAATTCTTCGCCGGAACCGACGCCTACGGATGCGCCCAAGACCTTCTCACAGGAAGAACTGGACGCCATCGTCGGCAAACGTCTCGCAAGAGAGCAACGGAAATGGGAGCGCGAGCAAGCGCGGAAGCAGACGGCCCAGCCCCTGGCACCCCCGCCGGAACCGCTGAGGCCCGACGACTACGCCAACGCGCAAGTCTATGCAGAAGCCATGGCGGAACGCAAAGCAGCAGAAATGCTGGCCCAGCGGGAAGCCGAGGCGGAACGCACGGCAACGCTCGAAGCCTATCAGGACCGTGAAGAGGAAGCCCGCGGCAAGTACGACGACTTTGAACAGGTCGCCTACAACCCGAAGCTGCCAATCACGGAAACGATGGCGCAAACCATTCAGTCTTCCGAGATCGGTCCCGATGTGATCTATCACTTGGGGTCGAACCCGAAGGAAGCCGAACGGATTGCACGTCTCAGCCCGCTCTTGCAGGCACGGGAAATCGGAAAGATCGAAGCCAGACTGGCGTCGTCTCCACCGGCCAAAAAGACCACAACCGCCCCGGCTCCTATCGCTCCGGTCACGGCCCGCACCTCTGGTGCGCCTGCTTACGACACCACCGACCCGCGCTCCATCAAGAGCATGTCAACGTCGGAATGGATCGAGCAGGAACGGCTTCGCCAGACGAAGAAGTACGAGGCACAACGTAAACGTTAAGCCAAGGAAAAGACAATGGCTAACAGCATTCTTACTATCGACATGATCACCCGGAAGGCTCTCGAAATCCTTGAGAACAACCTGGTGATCACCCGCAACGTCAACCGTCAGTACGACGACAGCTTTGCCGTCGAAGGTGCCAAGATCGGTTCTACCCTCCGCATCCGTCTGCCCGACCGTGCGCTGGTGACCGACGGTGCTGCCCTTCAGGTGCAGGACGACAACGAGCAGTTCACGACTTTGACGGTTGCTTCGCAGAAGCACATTGGCGTCAACTTTACGTCGGCCGAACTGACCATGCAGCTCGACGACTTCGCTGATCGTGTGCTCAAGCCGCGTATCTCGCAGCTTGCGTCCTCCATCGACGCTGACGTCGCCAACTCCTACAAGTCGATCTTCTCGACCGTCGGCACCCCCGGCACGACCCCGTCCACTTCGCTTGTCCTGCTTCAGGCCCAACAGAAGCTGAACGAGTACGCTGCCATGATGCCGAACCGCTACGCCACGGTGAACCCGGCGGCCAACGCGGGTCTGGTCGAAGGCATGAAGGGTCTCTTCAACCCCGTTGACACGATCTCCCGCCAGTTCAAGAACGGCATGATGGGTGAAGGTGTCCTCGGCTACGAGGAGATCAATATGTCGCAGTCCATCAAGCAGCATACGACTGGTTCGCGTGCGGCGACGGGTGCTACGGTCAACGGCAACGCTACGGAAGGCGCTTCGACCATCACGCTCGCGTCTGCTGGCAACGCCCTGACCTTCACCGTTGGTGACGTGTTCACGGTGGCTGACTGCTTCTCCGTCAACCCGCAGACCCGCGAAAGCACGGGTTCGCTTCAGCAGTTCGTCGTGACCGCTGCGGCTACCTCGTCTGCTGGCGGCGCTGTCACACTCAGCGTTTCCCCGGCGCTCTACTCGCCGTCCAACGCTCTGGCGACCGTCAATACTTTGACGATCACCGGCAAGGCCGTCACCTTCGTCGGCGCGGCTTCGACCCAGTACCCGCAGAACCTTGTGTACCACAAGGACGCCATCTCGTTCGCCACGGCTGACCTCATCATGCCGAGCGGTGTCGATATGGCTTCCCGCCAGGTGCATAACGGCATCTCGATGCGTATCGTGCGCCAGTACGACATCAACAATGATCGTCTGCCGTGCCGTATCGACGTGCTGTATGGCTTCTCGACCATCCGTCCGCAGATGGCTACGCGCATCTGGGGCTAACAGGTAAAGATAGGAGATACTCACATGGCACTTCCTTCTGTAGGTGGCGGCTATCAGTTCAACGACGGCAACCTTAACGAACTTAAGGTTTCCGTTGCTGCGGCCCCCACAACTGCCGTAGACAGCGCGACGCTGACTGCTGCTCAGATCACCAACGGCATCATCCTCGGTTCTCCGTCGACCACGGCAGCGTACACGCTGCCGCTCGCTGCGGACCTTGATGCGCTGTTGACCAACTCCAAGGTTGGTACGATCTTCGACTTCCGCGTTATCAATGTCACCGGCTCCGGCGTCATCACCGTGACGACCAACACCGGCTGGACGATTGGTTCAAGCGGTTCGCAGGGTCTGATGACCGTTGCAGCCACGGCCGGTACGGTTCGCGCTTTCCGCGCTCGCCGTCTGGGCGACAACTCTTGGGCACTCTACGCCATCTCGTAAGCAACAGGCCCCCGCTTCGGCGGGGGCTTAACTCATCAAGGAGAACAACATGCCCAACACTAAGCCTGTTGGCGTTGCGTATTCCGACCCTGAACTGGTTTCCGGTACGACAATCACCGGCGCCACCATTTCGGGCGGTACGATTGACAGCGCCAGCGTGACCTCTCTGAACCTCAACGTCGCCAAGCCCGCCGCAGCCGGTTCTACCCGCGCTGATGCAACGGCTTTGACAGCGTCGTTCAGTTGGGTCACGGCTGCTGACGCCACCAAAGGCGTCGTCCTTCCGGCTCCTACGGCTGGCCGCGTTATTGCCATCAAGAACGATGATACGGCTAACGCCATTCTGAAAGTGTACGCTCCTGGTTCCGCCCAGATCAACGGCGTCGCTGGCTCTACTGCGTTCAGCATGGCAGCCAAGACGGCCTGCTTTTTTGTCGCTTATGACACCACGGATTGGTTCTCCATTCCGCTGGTGGCTTCGTAACCTAGCGGGCGGTCTTTGGACCGCCCGTCTTTACATGAGGATAAACAATGGCTGTAATCTACCTTATGCACCCCAAGCACGGCGTGAAGATCGCTTCCATGGAGATGGAAGCGCAGTATGACGAAAGCCACGGCTGGGTGCGGTTTGACCCGGACGAACAGTTGAATGATACGCCGGAAGAGGCTAATGTGATGCTTGAGCCGCGCCGCCGCGGGCGGCCCCGCCTAACGCAGGACGAATGACATGACGACGGCTGGCGACATCATCAACGGTTCCTTGCGGCTTATCGGTCAGTTGGCCGAAGGCGAAACGCCGTCTTCCGAGACGGCGCAGGACGCGCTCGCCGCCATGAACCAGATGATCCAGTCGTGGAACACCGAGCGCCTTGCCGTGTTCTCTACTCAGGATCAGGTCGTCACTTGGCCGCCGGGGCAACGGTCGCGCACGTTTGGGCCGACCGGCGACATTGTCGCCAACCGGCCAATTGCCATCGACGACAGCACCTATTTCCGCGACCCGGCCAACGGCATCTCCTACGGCCTCAAGCTGATCAACCAGCAGCAGTACAACGGCATCGCGGTCAAGACGGTCACCTCGACCTACCCGCAGGTGCTGTGGGTCAACATGACCTTTCCCGACATTGAGATGTACGTCTACCCGGTGCCGACCAAGGTGCTGGAGTTCCACGTTGTCTCGGTCGAAGAACTGACTCAACCCGCTAATCTGGCGACCGATCTGGCTTTTCCGCCCGGCTACCTGCGCTGCTTTCGCTACAATCTGGCCTGCGAACTGGCCCCCGAGTTTGGCGTTGAGCCATCGCGGCAGGTGCAACGCATCGCCATGACATCCAAGCGCAACCTGAAGCGCATCAACAACCCTGACGACATCATGGCGCTGCCTTACAGCATCGTTGCAACTCGCCAGCGGTTCAACATCTTCGCGGGAAACTACTAAGTATGTTTAGAATACCGCACCTAATATCCAACCTTATTGAAGGTCAAGCCTGATGTCTACTATTGCCATTTCCCAACTTCCCGCCGCCTCGGGTACTACAAGCGCCGACGAAATTCCAATCGTTCAAGGCGGCACCACCAAAAAATTGACTAATGCGTTACTGTTTAGTTCTACGTCCTTAGCTAGTTCTACGGGGCTGCCGATTATCGCAGGTACGACAGGGACGCTCAGTGTTGCGCGCGGCGGCACAGGCGTTACGTCGTCTACGGGCGTAGGAAACGTCGTTTTGTCTACCGGGCCGACGCTTGTGACGCCAACGCTCGGTGTAGCAACAGTTACCTCAATCAATCGCGTTGTTATTACGGCACCGGCTACTAGTGCTGTGTTGACAATTGCAGACGCCAAAACTGTAACTGTTAACAATACGCTTACGCTGGCAGGCACAGACAGCACCACGATGACGTTTCCGTCTACCAGCGCCAGCATCGCGCGAACAGACGCAGCGCAGACGTTTACGGGCAGTCAGACTTTTAACGGACCCGTGATTGGGGCCGTGCAGACGCTTTCTGGCCCCGGCGCGGTTAACATCACTCAGCCCGTCACTAAGTTCACTTCGACGGCCGCAGGTAATGCCTTGACCCTAGCGGACGGCGTCGAAGGACAAACCAAGACCATTGTTTACGTCGCAGAGGCCGCAGGCGTCGATACGGGTGTGCTAACCCCGACTAATCTTGGGGCCGGTACAACTATCACGTTTAACGCTGTGGGAGACGCTTGCACGCTACAGTTTTTGGGTTCTGATTGGTGGGCGATTGCGCTTCGTGGCGCGGTTCTGGCCTAAACCATGCAGACGCCAATCCTTGGTTCAGCGTACACGGCCCGCAGCGTCAACGCTGCGGATAGCCGCATGGTAAACCTGTTTCCTGAAGTTGTGCCGGAAGGCGGCAAACAACCGGCTTTCCTTCAGCGTGTACCAGGGTTAACTTTGCGGGTGACGGTTGGGTCTGGGCCAATCCGGGGGCTGTGGGGACACGCAAACAATGTGTACGTCGTGTCAGGCGACACGTTTTATCGCGTAACATCTGGCTATGTTGTCACGGAGCTGGGCGTTGTTGCGGGCTCCAACTTGGTATCTATGGCTGACAACGGCACGCAAATATTTATTGCTGCTGATCCATACGGTTACATCTACAACACATCCACAGGCGTCTTTGAGCAGATCACCGACCCGGATTTTCCCGGCGCCTCAGTCGTCGGTCACATTGATAGCTACTTCGTTTTCATTCAGCCAAACAGCCAGAAATTATGGGTGACCGCCCTGTTGGACGGCACCAGCATTGACCCGTTGGATTTTGCCAGTGCTGAAGGCGACCCCGACAACATCGTCAGCATGATCGTGGACCACCGCGAGATATGGTTGTTTGGCAACAACACAACCGAAGTTTGGTATAACGCAGGGTTGTCGGACTTTCCGTTGGCCCGCATTCAAGGTGCGTTTAACGAACTTGGCTGCGCCGCAAGGTACAGCGTTGCCAAGATGAACAACCAGGTTTACTGGCTGGGCAAAGACTTTCGCGGTCAAGGTATCGTTTATGTAGCCAACGGCTACCAAGGCCAGCGCGTCTCTACGCACGCCGTTGAATGGCAAATTCAACAGTATGGCTCGATGTCGGATGCCATTGGTTACACCTACCAGCAAGATGGCCATTCGTTCTATGTGCTTGTGTTTCCGTCTGCCGGAAAGACGTGGGTTTACGACGCCGCAACGGGCGCATGGCACGAACGTGCGGGCTGGGATAATAATTGGACGCAGTACCGCGGGCAGGCGCAGGTTTTTTTCAACAACGAAAACCTGCTGGGCGACTACGAAAACGGCAGGATCTACGTTGTTGACCAAGACACATATAGCTATAACGGTGAAACGCAGCGTTGGTTACGGTCGTGGCGGGCGCTGCCGACCGGCGAAAACACGTTGCGACGCACGGCGCAGCATACCTTGCAGTTGGATTGCGAAACGGGCGTCGGGCTGGAACAGTATCCTGCTTATGACGCCGAAGATTTGACCGCCGAAAACGGCGATATTTTGCTGGCCGAATACGTACAAAACGATCTTGTTACGGAAAGCGGCGAGACGCTTACCACGGAAGCTAACGACGGATTTGAAACCTTAGTTGATGTGCCAGACTACCCAATTCCGTTTGTTCCGCCGATGTATCTAGCAACCACGGCTTATCCGGCCGCACCTGGTTACGACCCGCAAGCCATGCTGCGGTGGTCAGACGACGGCGGCCACACTTGGTCGAACGAACACTGGCGCTCGATGGGCAAGATCGGCCAATACGGCTACCGCACGATCTGGCGCCGTCTTGGCATGACCATGAAAATCCGTGACCGCGTTTATGAGGTGTCTGGTACAGACCCTGTAAAATTGGCTATCATGGGTGCCGAGTTGCAGATAAGCGGCACCAATGCCTAACATCATCACCAACATCACCCCACCGCGCGTCCCGCTAACCGATCCGCGAACTGGCTTGATTGCGCGTGAGTGGTATCTGTTTCTTCTCAGCCTGTTCAACCAGACCGGCCAAAGCACCACGTCTTTGGAGGATGTTCAAAAAGGTCCGCCTGCCGAAGTAGTAGACCTTAACGCTATTCTGTCGGCAGCGCAGACATCGTCGGGCATCCTGCCGTCCGATCTCGGGCCAATCCTCACAGCGTTGCAGGCGCTGGAAGCGTCGCAGCAGGCAGCGTTTGACCCAACCAATTTGCAATCCAGCATTCAGGCGTTGGAAGTAGCCCCCGCCTACACGCCGCAGTTGCCTCGACTGCGGTATGGCTCGTTCTACGACACGACCGACCAGACGGCCGCGGTGATCAACACTGCTTACGCCATGACGTTCAACACGACAGACATCAGCAACGGTGTGTATATTGGTTCGCCTACGTCGCGCGTTTACGTTGACACCATCAATCTTTACAACATTCAATTCTCCGCGCAATTGGTCAACAGCGCTGGCGGCGCGCATAACGTCTGGATTTGGCTGCGCAAAAACGGAACAGACGTGGCAAACTCGGCCGCGACGTTGCGCCTTCAAGGTAACAACACCGAGTTGGTCGCGGCGTGGAATTTCCTGCTGTCCTTGAACTCGGGCGATTATTTTGAGCTTATGTGGGAAGTGTCTGATACGGCCGCGTCGTTGTTTAGCGATCCGGCGACCGCTGTTCATCCCGCCATTCCGTCGATTATTCTGACGGTTACAGATAACATCAGTTCCAGAGGTGCAACATGACCGTAACGGTTAAAGTTCTTGTTCCGGCCAAAACAGCCGAAAACACCCAAACCACACAGTACACGGCGTCGGGCGTCACGGCCATCATCGACAAGTTTACAGCGACCAACTATTCGGCCAGCGCGGCGACGATCAGCGTCAACCTGGTGACGGTGGCTGGATCGGCAAGTGATAGCAACTTGATCGTCAAGACCAAGACATTGCAGCCGTCCGAAACATACACTTTTCCCGAACTGGTCGGGCATGTGTTGGCCCCTAGCGGGTTCATCTCGACCATTGCCGGAACGGCGTCCGCCATCAACATCCGGGTGTCCGGCCGCGAGGTGACGTAATGGACGCTGCGGGGCAATCGCTGGCGGTTCACTTTCAAACGCTTGATCTGCCTCCCGCAGCGGTCGAGTGGCTTCTGGACGTGTGGCGCATGATCCAGATGCTGGACGACGTGGCTGACGGCGACCCTGTCAGCCGTGATGATCTGAACGGCGTCATCTGGGCCTCGCTGGTCACCATGCCCGCCAACCCCTTCTTTCTGGCCAACGCCGTGGCCTTGCAGGCAGCTCTGGCGCAGATGGTGCTCAAGTGGCAGGCGTCCGACGACGCCGAGCGGGAAAACAAGGCCGACGCCCGGTCGTTCGTCTGGCGGGCGGGCTACTATGACCTTGTCCTGCTGGTTGTCCTTTTGACGAAAGGTCGCGCAACTGCTATGTCTCAGGCCAAGACGGTGATGCACCTCTATGGCGAGACGCTTCACGAATATCTGAAGGAGTTTTTCTGATGCCGGGACCAGTAGCAGCAATTGCAGGGGCGGCGGTTGTCGGCGCAGGTGCGTCCATAATCAGCGGCAATAAGCAAGCCAAGGCGGTCAAAGATGCCTCCAAGGCACAGACCAAAGCCCAGAAACAAGCCCTTGAAGCGCAGATGGAACTTGCGCGGCCTTACGTTGAGGCGGGTAAAAACGCCATGACGCAGTACCAAAACCTTGCGCCGTATCAGTCATTTGGCATGGACCAGTTCCAAGCCGATCCCGGCTACCAGTTCCGCATGTCCGAGGGCCTCAAGGCTCTGGAGCGGTCTGCGTCGGCACGAGGACTGCTACAGTCAGGCGGAACGCTCAAGGACATCACCCGGTTCGGGCAGGATGCAGCCAGCCAGGAATACCAGAACGCTTTCCAGCGGTATCTGACTGAGCGCGAGACGCGCATGGACCCGTATCGTTATCTGACGGGCATTGGGCAGGCAGCGGCGGCTGGACAAGCGGCCAACGTCGGTGAGGGCATGACCGCGCTTGGCAATATTCGGTCGGCTGGCATCATGGGCCAGGCCAACGCTTTTACCAACACGCTGGGCAACATTTCTGGATTGGCTTCAGACGCAGCGGGCGCTTACGGCCAGTACCAAGCCGCGCAGCCGTACCAAAACTATCTTCGGTCCATCACGCCTACATCGACCGCTAATGCACCTATGAACCCAACCATGATCGGCGGCGTTTACTGAGGTGACCCATGGCTATTAATCCAAACATCATCCTCTCTGGCAACCAGATGGCAGCCCCGCAGTTGCCGGACGTGAACGCCATGATGCAGACGCGCACGGCGGGCATGGAGAACATCTACGCCATCGAGCAGCAGCGCGCCGCGCAGGCGCAAGCGGCTCAGAAGGAGCAAGAAGCGGCGCTGGTGGACGCGCTGGCGCCCGCCTACGCCACCGCGTTCAAGGGCGGCGGCACCAAGGAGTCCATCACGGCGGCGTACAACCTCTTGCCGCCCGAAATCCAGCCGGGCGTCAAAGGGCAGATCGACAAGCTGATGGTTATGCCGTCCGATGACCTGCGCCTGTCGGCGCTGGAAGCCTCGCTTGCGGGCAGCGACGCGGGGCGCACGCTGCTTGACCGCATCCCAACGGAAATTCAACGTATCAACGCCGAAATTCAGCGCGGGCAGTTGGAAGTGTCGCGCGCCAATGCGGCGCGGGAGGCTGCGGGCGTTGGGGTGCCGAAGCCTATGTCGGCATACGAAGCAGCTCAAACGGGGCTGCGTGAACGCGAAGTCGCCATCAAAGAGGAAGAGGCTGCTGCCAGAGAAGAAACGGGCGGTATCGACCCCAAGGTCAAACTCAAGTTGGACCAAGCTTACCCGCAGGCTACGCGCGCCCTTCAAAGCTCAGTTACAAGCCTTGACCAAGACATTCAGGATGTTGAAAAACTGCTGACTGACGATGTTGGGCTCAAAGCCATTACGGGGTATCTTGGGGCGTACACCCCCAACGTGTTCAAGGATGCAACGCGGGCGCAGGCGCTTCTCGACAAGATCATGTCCGGCGCAGGTTTTTCCGCTTTGCAGGCAATGCGCGATGCTTCGCCTACCGGCGGTGCTCTCGGCAACGTGTCCAACCAAGAAGGCGCAAAACTGGAAAAAAGCGTTGCTGCGTTCTCGCAGGCGCAAGATTACGACGACTTTCGCGAGGCTTTGCGTCAGTATCTGATTGATCTTAAAACAGCGCAGGGTAACGTGCAGTCTGCTTTTGATGAAACGTACAGTTACCGCGGCGACGCACCGTCCGCAGGTATCGTAGAACAGACGAAAGCGCGACGTCGGCGCATCGAAGAAGAAACCGCTACAGGTGGCCGTTCATCGCTGCCGCCGGGTGTAACTGTCAAGAGGAACTGACATGGCTTCGTTTACAGTCACGCTGCCAGACGGGTCTTCCTACACGGTTGACGGATTGCCGGAAGACGCAACCGAAGATGACGCACTCGCCGCAGTGCTGGCCGAAAATCCGCAAGCTGCCGAAGCTGACAATAGCCTTCAACAGTGGCTCGGCGTAGCGACGCGGGCGTTGTTGCCCTATGGCCTCGCCGCTGCTACTGGTGGCGCAGTGGGCGCACCGTTGGGCGGCGTAGGCGCTGCGCCTGGCGCCGCTGCGGGCGTGCTGGCGCTTGGTCTTGGTGATATTGGTACAGGGGCTTACAATCTGGCGGCTACGCCGTTTGGCGCGCCTCGCATGACCCTGCCGTCAGAAGCAATTCGACAGACCTACGAGATGGCCGGTGGGCCTGGTACGCGCGAGCCCGTCACGCCGCAACAGCGCGTGTTTAGCGCCGGGCTGGAAGCTGCAACAGGCGCTGGCGGAACGGCCAAGGCGCTGAATGTGCTTGCGCCGACGCTGCGCGCTGGCACGGCGACGCGCAATGTGATGACCGAGTTAGGCCGCGGCGCGCGTGCACAAGCGGTTGGCGGTGCGGGTGCGGGTGGTCTGACACAAGCCGCTGTCGAAGGCGGTGAAACCGACCCGTTGAAGCTGTTTCTGGTGTCTCTTGCTGGCGGCGTCGGTGGTACATTGGCGGGTGGCCGCGCGCCACGTCCGTTGCTGACCGGCGAAGACATCCGTAACCGGGCAAGTCAGTTCTACAAGCGCGCGGAGCGGCAAGGCGTATACATCCTGCCTAATGTTGCGGACAACCTTGCCAACCAGCTTGAAACGACTTTGCAGCGCCAAGGCGCTGCCATCACGCAACGCGACCGCGCGCCGATCCTGCGTGTCATTCGTGATCTGCGCAACCGGCCAAACAGCGATCTGTCGTTTGAAGAGTTAGAAAAACTGCGCAGTGATTTAGGTCTGATTGGCCGCAGCGCGGAAACGGGCAAGGTTACTGCGGTTGGTGCACAAGCCAACCGCATGGCAGGCATTGTGCAAGACAAGCTCGACGACTTTTTTGAAAATCTAGATGTATCGCAAGTGTCATCGGGCGATCCGCAGCGTGCGGTTCAGTTGGTCAAGCAAGCGCGCCAGGAGTACAAGAACGCGCGCAAAGGCGAAATTCTGGAGCAGGTGCTAACCAAGATAGATGTTGGGCCCGGAAAAAAGCCCGCAATTACCGAATTGCAGGAGCGTCTTGCCCCTATCGTTTCCGACAAGCGATTGATGAGCAAGTTCTCAACAAAAGAACGTGATGTACTGCAAAGCCTGCAAAAAGGTTCTCTGACCGAAAATACGTTGCGGACTATTGGTGAACTAGCACCGGGCAAAAACATAGAGAAAATACTGGGTTACGCCATCCCCACAACAGCGGCTGCGTCCACCAATCCTGCTTATCTGGCGGGTATTGCTGGCGTTGGCGGCGCCGCGCTGGCGTCTCGCGCTATGGCCAATCGCATGGCCTTGCGCCGCGCCAGCGACGTGGCCGAAAACGTGCTGGCTGGTCGTCCCCCGCCAAGCGCAGTGCAACAGGCAGGGCGCGCGGCTGGACGCGCGGCAGCTTACGTTCCGCCGGTCGTGCTGGGGGCTCAGAACGCTTTTCTCACTGACGCCTACGGGCGTTCCTATGACGCGCAAGGCAACAGGTTGAGGTGACGTGCCGTGCTTGACGATCAAACATTCAAAGTGCTCGGTGCCATCATGCAATGGATCATCGCGCCAGTGGCCGCGTTTGTCTGGGTGATCTATCGCCAGCAGCAGGCGCATGAGACGGCCATCGCGGTGCTTCAGGCCCAGACTGCAACCGCTACATTGGCCCACGACCGCGAGATCAAGGAGATCCGCGAGACGAGCCGCGCGATCATGCAGAAGCTTGACAGCATCGAGGAGGCGCTGCGCAAATGAAGCTGAACAGCGCGTCCTTCGCCAAGCTCAAGGGCGTCCATCCCGACCTGGTGCGCGTCGTGCTGCGCTGCGCTGAAGACTGGGCCGAGGCCGACACGGGCTTCGTCGTCACCTGCGGCGTGCGCACGCTGGAGGAGCAGAAGATCCTCAAGGCCAAGGGCGCCAGCAAGACGCTGCGCTCGCGCCACATCCCTGCCGCCAACGGCTACTCACACGCCGTCGATCTGGCCTGCACGATCAAGGGCGCGGTGCGCTGGGACTGGCCGACCTACGACAAGCTGGCCAAGCGCATGAAGGCGGCAGCCAAGAAGGAAGGTGTGCTGCTGGAGTGGGGCGGGGCGTGGACAAGTTTCAAAGATGGGCCACATTTTCAACTGCCGTGGGTCCAGTATCCCGGCACCAAGACAGGAGCGAAGACATGACGAAGGAAATGGTTTGGGGCGTAGTGCGCGCCATTCTTGCGGCTGGTGGCGGTTACGTTGTCGGAACCGGAGTTATTGACGCCACCGCCATGAACGAGATCATCGGTGCGCTCGGCGTCATTTTCGCCGCTGGCTGGTCTATCTGGGCCAAGAAGTGAACTGGATCGAGATTGCCGCCATCGTCGTGCTGTTCATCGGCATTGGCGCGGGCGGCTTTCTCGTTGCCCAACGGCCGTCCTTCTGGATCGGCCTGGTCACGGCTGCTGTACGGCCCGTTCTTCCTCTTCTTCTGGCGTTATTGGCCAAACGGATGCCTCCCGAACAGGAGCAGGCGTGGCGGGATTGCATCCGCCGTGGCGGCGAGTGGGATCATCATCGGAAGCGGTGCAAGAGGTAAGCCACCGCTCGATCAGCGTGGCGTAGCCAGCGATGTCCCGCCAGTGATCGACCTCGTGCGGATTGCCCGACAAGATGCGACCAATCTTGCTGGCGATCATCTCCAGCGTCTCGCGCTGGGTGTCGTCAAGCGTCCTCCAGTTCTTGCCGCGGCGCATGGCGTCCTTCAGTTCCTGTGCCATCATAGACACTTGATAATAATCGCCGTGGGTTTTCTCGCGTTCGTCTATGATGTCAGTCATGGCTTCTCCTTCAGTGCAACGGTGGCTGGGTTTGACGCCATTGCCTGCGCCAATTTCTTCTGGCTGTATGGGTGGTCGCTCGGATATTCCATTCGGTAGTAGGCATTCAATTCCGCCTCGCACTCACGCAACGCCGCGTCCCTCCTCTCCACCTCTGCGGTGAGGCGGGTGATGGTGTCGGCGGCTTCAAATGCATCCCGGCATTCGCTCTCGGCCATACAGGTTGTTTCCGGGTAGTTGCATCCACATCCCTCCCGCAGCCTCTTCACAATATCACTCATGCTTGTCTCCTGAGAGTGCGGCAAGAATTTCCTTGCGTTCGCGTACCGCGCGCAGCGTCGTGTAGCGCTGGTGGATGCGCACCGCGTAGGTCGGGCGCTTGTGGACCTCGACCTCCTCGTCCAGCATGGCCTTGACCTGGTGCTCGTCACGCATCGCCAGAACCACGTTCAAATCGTGCCAATTCCAACTCATCCCTTCAACTCCTCCAGTGCAATGTCCGATATGGCGCGCTTGTCGGCAAGGGCCGCCCAGATGCGCTCGTCGATGGTCTTGTTCGTCAGCAGGACGTAGACCCACACGTCGCGCTCCTGCCCGCTGCGGTGCAGACGGCCGACGACCTGCTCGTAAAGTTCCAGCGACCACGGCAGCGACAGGAACACCAGGTGGTGGCCGCCATGTTGCAGGTTGAGGCCGTGGCCCGCCGACTTGGGGTGGACCGCCAGCAGCGGGATCTTGCCCGCGTTCCAGCGCTCGATCACGTCGGCGCCGTCGTCCAGCGTCCACAGCCGCCCAGGATAGCGGCGCTTCAGTTCCGCCAACTCCTCGATGAAGTTGTAAACGATCAGCGTATTGGCCCGCTGGTTGCCCTCCAGCACCTCGTCCAGCAGGTCGAAGCGGTGCGTCGAGAACCAGTGAGCCGCCTTGGTGACCTTGAACTGGCCCGCGGTCTCTGACGCCGTTGAGACACTGTCGTACACCCAGCCGCTGGCCATCTGCTGGAGCTTGGTTGTGACGGCAGCGGCCGACAGGGCGGTGATGTCCTGCCAGACAAACTCGCGTTTCATCTTCTCGTATGGCTCGCGGTCGGGCATGTCGCAGCGCATCTCAACGACATGGCACGGCGGCAGCTTGTCCTTGTAGACGCCGGGCTCCAGCACGAACGTCGCCGGGCGGATGCGGGTCATCACCTGCTCCAGCGCACCGCGGCGCGGCGTCCACTCGCCAAAGTCCCGGTTCATGCAGACGAAGTACTGCTGCAGGAACGCCCCCTTGGTGCGGCCCAACAGCGTCTGGTCGATCACGAAGCACTGCCCGAACACATCCTCCAGCCCGTTCGACGTGAACGACCCGGTGAGGCCGATCCGCACGTTGAAGCGCCCTAGGTGCTTGTGCAGTGCCTTGAACCGCTTGCCGGACGGGTTCTTGAGCCGGGTCAGTTCGTCGAACACGATGCCGTCAAACCGCGCGAAGTCCTCGCCCACGACGTCGAGAACGTCGTAGTTGACCACGACCACCGCGGCGTCTGAGGCGAAGGCGGCGCGGCGCTTGGCGGCGTTGCCGACCGCCACGGCGATGGTCAGGTCCGGTGCCCACTTGGGGGCCTCGACCGGCCACACGTCGGTGCAGACCCGCTTGGGGGCGACGACCAGCCACCGCTTGACCACGCCGTTGACCATGAACTCTTGCATGGCGGTGAGCGTGATGGCGGTCTTGCCCGCGCCCACCGGGGCCAGGATCATGGCGCGGTCACGCTCGTACAGGAACGTCACGGCGTCGTTCTGGTAGGGTCTAAGGGCGAGCGTCAAGGTAGGCTCCTATCACTTCTGCCGCTGCTTGCGGGACGATGGCATTGCCGTAGGCGCGCAGGCGTCCCACGCGGGCGGGAGCCCCATGAGCCAGCGGGAATGTGCCGGGTTCAACTGGCCGCCACTTTCCATCCCGGCAGTGGAGCCAATCAGCATTTCGCCAGTGACCGTTAGTCGGGCTGGGCGATCCCTGTCGATCATCGTGACCCGTTGCGGCAGGGGAATGCCCGTATCGTGTGGCCTGATCGTTCCATTGCCGCGCGCTGCGTCCGTCGTCGTCGTCGTCGGCCAACCCGCCAGATTGGCCTGCCTCGGCAACTGGTCGAACCGCTCCGAGCCGTCCTCCCTCGGCTTGATATCCGCGCCGCTGTCCTTCCAGTCCCTGGTGGTGGTGGTGACCCAGCCCGCCAAATAGGTCGCTGTCGATGGCAGATCGTCCAGCCGACCCTTCCGCGCGATCTCCGCTTCGCAGCCTTCCGCCGTTCTCGATCCCTTGTCGCCGTCCGTCGAGCGAGGTGTCGGCCAGCCCGCCATCTCCGCTTGCGCTGGAAGCGCCGGACTGCCGCAACCCTTCGTCTTTCCGGCTGCTACCAGCCGCGCGTTCCGTGCGACCTTCGTGGCCCACTTCTCGCTGGACGTATCGCTGACCTTGGGTGTCTGCCAGCCCGCCAGATCCGCGTCCCTCACCAGACAGGCGCAGCCGTGCTTCGTCCCGTGCTTCTCCTTCTGCCCGAGCGAGCGCCCCGTCGTGTCGTGCGCCTGCGGTGTCGTCCAGCCTTTCTCCAACAAACCAGAGACGCTGGCGGATGTGCGGGGCGCCGACGCCCGCAGCGCACAGATCTGCCGCCCCAAGGGCGTAGCCCGATGCTTCCATGTCAGACTGTACAGTGTCGAGCCAGCCGAGGCCGTCCTTACTCGCAACCTGCTCTCCAAAGACGACTGGAGGACGGCACTCGCTGATGAGCCGGTGGAACTCGGGCCAGAGGTGGCGCTCATCGGCAAATCCTGCCCCTTTTCCGGCGGCGCTGAAGGGCTGGCAGGGGCAAGAGCCGGTCCAGACGGAGCGGTCGTCGGGCCATCCTGCAAGACGGAGGGCGTAGGACCAGACACCGATACCGGCGAAGAAGTGGCATTGCGTGTAACCCTTGAGGTCGCCCGGAGCCACGTCCCGAATTGATCTGTCATCTACATCACCTTCCGCTATCAGTTTACTGTCGATCAGGTTGCGCAGCCATTGGGCTGCGTAGGGGTCGAACTCGTTATAGTATGCCGCCATGCGTCGATCTCCGTCTTGGACCATAATACCGTGTAGTTTTGCCCGAGCGCCCGCATGCGGGCCGCGAACAGCTTCTGGAGCGGGGCCAGCCGCCCGCCGGGTGCCTTCAGCTCAACGAAGTGGACGGACCCGTCCGGCAGACAGGCGATGCGGTCGGCCACGCCGCGGTGGTTGGGCGACTTGAACTTGTAGGCCGTCCCGCCCATGCGTTGCACTGTCCAGACGAAATACTGTTCAATCTCACTTTCGCGTACCATGACCATCCTCTAACAAACAATGCTTGACAGGTCAACAAGAAATCTGTAACGACTGACGAAACAACAGGAGACGACAGTATGGCCCAACATTCTAACATCGTCGGTGGCTCGACCGCCAAGCGCGTCATCGCGTGCCCCGGCAGCGTCGCGCTTGTGCAGCAGGTGCCACCCAAGCCGTCCAGCAGCTACGCCGACGAGGGCACGCTGCTGCACAACGTCATCGCCACTATTCTGGAGACGACCAAGAGGCCCGAAGAGTTTCTTGGGCTGATGTACAACGGCATCGAGTTGACGGAGGACCGGCTGGAGCGCAAGCTGCTGCCCGCACTGGCGGTGCTGGATGAGATCGACCCAGATGGACAGTTGGAATACGCGGTCGAGCAGGTGGTGGGCTTTGGGGACGCTCTCCCTGGTGTTTTTGGTTCCGCCGATCTTGTTGGCCGGATTGGCAATCGCGGCATTCTGCTGGACTGGAAGTTTGGCGATGGCGTGCCTGTCGAGGCTGAAGAGAACCCGCAGGCGCTCTTCTACACGGCTGCCGCACTTCGCACCGAGGCGACACGCTGGGCCTTCGAGGGCGTCGAGACGGTCGAGGTGATCATCGTGCAGCCGCCGCATGTGCGGCGCTGGGTGACGGACCTCGACCGGGTGCGCCGCTTCGAGGCCGAGCTGATCATGGCCGTCAAGACCGCGCAGCGGCCAGACGCGCCGTTGGCGACCGGCGACCACTGCCGCTGGTGCGCTGCCAAGTCGATCTGCCCGCTGGTCAACGGCGCCGTCGAGCGCGCCAAGCGCGAGAACATCAAGGGCGTCAACATCTTCCGGCTTTCGGAAGCCTTGGCCAGCATCGACCTGCTGGAAGGCTGGATCAGGGACGCCCGCGAAATGGCCGTCGAACTGCTGGAGGCGGGTGTCGAGCTGCCCGGCTGGAAGCTGGTGCCCAAGCGGGCGATGCGCCAGTGGGTGAACGAACAGACGGCATTGACAGCCCTTGCCGAAGCAGGCTGTAGTGCTGAGGAATTGACGGAGCTGAAGAGCCCGGCGCAGGTCGAGAAGGTGCTGAAGAAGCACAAGCTCGCCATGCCGGAAGGACTCATCACCGCCGTCTCATCGGGTGACACGCTGGCACCCGCGGATGATCCGCGCCCGGCGTCGTTGCAGGTCGGCAAGCATCTTGCTGCTGCCCTTGGTAAACTTGTCTAGAAAGGACAATAAGATGAACGCTATCGTGTTTTCTAAGGCCAATCTTCCCTCCGTCCAGAACCTGTCGCAGGCGCTGCGCTCGCTTGATGCGAGCGTCGGCGGTTCCGACGGCGTTGCGATCCTTAAGATGGACAAGACCGGACACTGGGTGTTCGGCGCTGACCAGACCGAGGTCGAGGAGGGCAGCACCTGGGCCGTCAACCCGTTCTCGTTCGTGCACGGCTACATCGCCTGGGGCGATGGCGAGGTGCTGGCCGAGAAGATGGTGCCGGTCAACGAGCCGCTGCCCGAACTGGACCCCGCGCCGCCGCAGGCCAAGCGCGGCTGGGAGCTTCAGGTCGGCATGAGCCTCAAGTGCATGTCCGGCGAGGACGAGGGACTTGAGGTGCGCTACAGCGTGACCAGCGTCGGCGGCAAGCGTGCCGTGCAGAAGCTGGCCCTTGACATTGCGGCGCAGGTCGAGGCCGATCAGGCCAAGCCGGTGCCCGCGGTGAAGCTGAAGAAGGACCACTACACCCACAAGTCCTACGGGCGCATCTTTACGCCCGTGTTCGAGGTCGTGAATTGGCTGAGCCTTGATGGTCAGGCCGAAGAGAAGCCCGCAAGCGAAGCGCCGGTGGATGCCCCCACCCGCCGCCGTCGCAGCGCGTAACGGGCGAGGGGCGCGGTTTCTGCCGAGGCCGCGCCCCGACCACTTCAGCACAAGAGGAAACGATGAACCGATTGCTTATCAGCTTTTCGGGCGGTGAAACATCCGCCTACATGACTTGGTGGATACTTCAGAACTGGCGTGATCGTTACGACGACGTTCTGGCTGTCTTCGCAAATACAGGGCAAGAAAATGAGCAGACGCTAGAGTTTGTGCGGCGCTGTGACGAGCATTTTGGTTTCGGAACCGTATGGATAGAAGCGGTACAATACCACGGCGAACGCCGCTCGCCAGGCTACAAAGTCGTGACTTTTGACACCGCCGCGCGGAACGGCGCACCGTTTGAAGACGCAATCCGCAAGTATGGCATTCCTAATCAGAAATTCAAAGACTGCACCCGTAACCTGAAACAGAAGCCCATTGAGGCATACGCGCGGGCTGTCGGTTGGGCCAATGGGTCTTACGACTTGGCCATTGGTATCCGCGCCGATGAGGCGGATCGGATGTCGGCCGCCGCACAGCAGCGCCGCATCGTCTACCCGCTTCTTAAAGAACACCCGATGACCAAACCCAAGATCAATAGTTGGTGGACCGCGCAACCATTTCGGCTTGAACTCAAGGGCTATCAGGGCAACTGCAAGTGGTGTTGGAAAAAGTCGCTGCGCAAGCATCTGACCATCATCGCAGAACACCCGGAACACTACGATTTTCCGCGCCAGATGGAGGCGCAATATGGCAAGGTTGGCCCGGAGTTTCTTAAAGACCCTGCAACCCGTGAACGCCCGATAGGGCCGGATTACCACCGCACATTTTTCCGCGGCAACATGAGTGTGGCGGATTTGTTTGCGGAATATGAACGCAAGAAAGACACGTTTGTTCCGGCGCATGATGAGGCCGCCGTGTTCGACCCCGATTTTGATGTAGGCGCCGGTTGTGAAGAAAGCTGCGAGGTGTTCTCCGATGAAGACAACACTCTGGATTGACTTCGAGACCCGCTCGCGCTGCGACCTGCCGAGCCGGGGCGTGTACAACTACGCGCAAGACATCTCCACACAAGTGCTCTGCATGTCCTACGCCTTCGACGACGAGGACGTGCAGACGTGGACGCCCGACCAGTCCTTTCCACAGAAAGTTTCAGCGGCAATTCTTTCTGGTGCACAGATCCGCGCCCATAACGCCGCTTTCGAGCGGCTGATCTTCTGGTACGTCATCTGTCCCGACCATGGCGTGCCCGAGCCTGCGCTGACGCAGTTCTACTGCACCGCGGCACAGGCCCGTGCCAACTGCGCGCCGGGCAGCCTGGAGGACGTGGGCCGCTTCGCGGGCGCAGGGATGCGCAAGGATCACCGCGGTGCGGCTCTGGTGCGTGCGCTGTCCATCCCGCAGGCCAACGGCACGTTCCGCGAGGACGCCGGGTTGATGCAGGAGATGATCGAGTACTGCGAGCAGGACGTGCGCGCCATGCGGGCGTTCTCCAAGGCCATGCGCGGGCTGACCGACGAGGAGCTGCTCGACTACCACGTCAACGAGCGCATCAACGACCGCGGCGTGCGCCTCGACCGCCCGCTGGCGCAGGCAGCCGTCAAGTATGCCGCCGCCGAGCAGGAGGAGATCGAGACGATCTTCCGCGAGATCACGGGGCTCACCAGCGTGCGCAGCCCCCGTATGCGCGAGTGGGTGCTGGAGCGCGTTGGGCCGCAGGCGCGGGCCATGATGATGGTCTGGAAGGACGGCGAACAAAAGGCTAGCATCGACAAGACCGTGCGGTCCAACCTGTTGGCGATGGAGAACCCTGATGAAGTACCCCCGGAAGTCCTTGAGGTGGTGCAGTGCGCGGACGATCTCTGGGCATCGTCCGTGGCGAAGTTTGAGCGAGCTGCATCGCTCTCAGATGATCTCGACAGTCGCGTCCGGGGTGCGTTTGTATTCGCTGGCGGAAGCGCTACGGGCCGAGCATCAAGCTACGGATTACAGGTACACAACTTCCCACGAAAATGTGCCCGAGATCCTGAACTAGCCCGCCAGGCACTCGTGCGCGGGCATCAGATCGTGCCCGAGTTTGGCAAGCGCGTCACCGACGTGCTGAAGTCGATGCTGCGCCCGGCGCTGATCCCGGCCGAGGGCAAGTCCTTTGCCGTGTTCGACTACGCCCAGATCGAGGCCCGCGTCACGCCGTGGCTGTCGATGGACGGCGAGGAGACGCTGGACGTGTTCCGCGAGGGCCGCGACATCTACGTCGCCGTCGCCTCGCGCATGTTCAACGTCGAGGAGGCGGCCGTCACTGACGAGCAGCGGCAGCTTGGCAAGGTGGCCGTGCTGGCCTGCGGGTTCGGCGGCGGCGTGGGTGCGTTCAGTGCCATGGGCCGCGTCTACGGCGTCCACATGCCCGAGAGCGAGGCAAGGCGCACGGTCGATCTGTGGCGCCGCGCCAACCCGTGGGCCGTGCCGTTCTGGTCGGATCTGGAGCAGGCGTATACCCGCGCCATCCGCAACCCCGGCGAGGTGTTCAAGGCAGGCCGCGTCCAGTACATGAAGCAGGGCGATCACCTCTGGTACGCGCTGCCGTCGGGCCGCGTGCTGTGCTACCCCTACGCGCGGTTCGAGGAGGACGGCGTGTCCTACGCCAAGGCGTCGTGGAAGCCTGCGGCGGACGCCAAGGAGTGGCCACGGGCGCGGCTCTGGCGCGGGCTCGCCTGCGAGAACATCGTGCAGGCCACCGCCAACGACATCCTGCGCGAGGCGCTGCGCGGTCTGGACGCCGCGGGCGTCGAGGTCGTGCTGCACGTCCACGACGAAATTGTAGCCGAGGTTGATACAGAAAAATCAGAAGAATTGGCAGCCGCGATGCAGGCTGTTATGGTTACCCCTCCCGCTTGGGCTGAAGGGCTTCCTTTGGGTGCCAGCGGCAAGGTGATGCAACGGTACGGCAAGTGAGGCGACCCATGAAGAATGCGCTACTTGCGGCTCTGGCCGCGCTGCTAATCTCCACCGCCAGCGTTGAGGCCCGCGAGCCCGGCCAGCCGAGGGGCTGCCCATCACGCTGGTGCGGCTGCTATCTGGCACACTATTTCGGGATGCCGCACCGCAAGGATCTGTGGCGCGCGCGGAACTGGGCCAAGGTTGGCCGCCCGACGCGGGCGCGGATCGGTGCCATTGTCGTCTGGCGCAATCACGTCGGCGTGATCGTCGGCAGGACGGCCAAGGGCTGGGTGGTTAAATCCGGCAATGACGGCAACCGCGTGCGGTCGCGGGTGAGATCGGTCAACAACGCCATTGCTTTCAGAACCTTGAGGTGACCAGTGATCAAACGTGACCAGATACCCGACGAAGCAATCGAAGCCGCGAGTGGGTACGCCGCGATTGGCGACGTAGGCGGGGCGATTGCGGCGGCCTTGAATGCCTGGCCCGCCAGCAGCCGCACAATATCGTGGGATTTTGTTACCCACGAGCCAACAAGGTACTCTGTACTGCCGCTCAAAAACGACGACTGACCCATAAGAACGAGGAAACAATGTCAGACCTTCTAGAATACCTAACCGGCCTTGCGCCGGACGGCGAAACAGCCCTGATCGTGCGCCAGAAGCCCGTCATGTACGACGGGCAGCAGGTTACGCACCGTGACGGCACCCTCAAGTTCACATGGCCCGCCTTCCTGCCGTCACGGGCGCGCAGGGACGGCGAGAGCTGGTTCATCAACACGGGCTCGTTCATCATTGACCGCTTCGACGGCAAGCCGTCGGCCTCGGCGGCCAACTGCGAGTTCGTCCTGTTCATGATGCTGGACGACATCGGCACCAAGTCCAAGGTGCCGCCCGTGCCTCCGACGTGGATCATCGAGACGTCGCCCGGCAACTGCCAGTGGGGCTACGCCTTCAAGGAGCAGCCGACCAAGGCTGAGTTTGTCGCGGCCATCACCGCCATTGCGGCCGCAGGCTATACCGACCCCGGCGCCACCAACGCGGTGCGCAACTGCCGTCTGCCGGGCTCGCCCAACCTCAAGCCGGGGCGTGACCTGTTCCCGGCGCGGTTGGTCGAGTTCCACCCGGAGCGCGAGTACACGCTCGCCGCCATCTGCGAGGGGCTGGACGTCACGCCAGCGCCCGCCGACAGCGCCGGGCCGCAGGTCATCCGCCTGCGCGACACCGGCAGCGACAGCGTGCTCAAGTGGCTCTCCGAGCAGGGGCTCGTGCTCTCCCAGGTTAACCGCGAGGGCTGGTGCGGCGTCGTCTGCCCGAACCATGCCGCGCATACGGACGGCCAGATCGAGGGCCGATACTCGCCCGTCAACCGGGCGTTCTGCTGCTACCACTCCCACTGCGAGCACCTCGACAGCAACGCCTTCCTTGCATGGGTGGCCGAGCAGGGCGGGCCGACGGTGCAGGCGGGCTTCCGCGAGGAGCTGGTGGCCGAACGCATGGCCATGGTGGCCGCGACGATCCAGCCGACCGAGGCGTTCCCTGACGCGGCGGCCGAGGTCATCGCCGAGGTTGACCGCAAGGAGCTGGGCCGCCTGACCAAGCGCGAGTGGTTCAGCCGCTTCGCGTACATCGTCGAGGACGACGCCTATTTCGACATGATCGACCGGCGGGAGATGACGCGCGGCGCGTTCAACGCGGTGTTTAGACACGTCGATTGCAAGTCCATTCACACGCAACGCAAGGTCGAGGCGTCCGTCTGCTACGACGAGAACCGCCAGGGCGCGGGCGCGCGTGTGCTACGCGGACTGACCTACGCCGCGGGCGAGAGCGTTCTTGTTGCCAAGGACAGCGAGGTCTACGGCAACCGCTGGATCAACGCGCGGCCGGACCTGTCCGGCGTCGCGCCGGGCGACGTCACGCCATGGCTGGCCCATGCCGAGCTGTTGATCCCCGACCAAGTCGAGCGCGAGCACGTCTTCGACGTCATGGCGTTCAAGCTTCAGCACCCGGAGGTGAAGATCAATCACGCGGTGCTGCATGGCGGCGACGAAGGCTGCGGCAAGGACACGTTCTGGTTTCCCTTCATTTGGTCCGTGTGCGGGCCGGACCTGCGCAACCGCGGGCTGGTGGACGCTGACGGCATCAACTCGCGCTGGGGCTACGCTCTGGAGAGCGAGATCCTGATCCTGAACGAGCTCAAGGAACCGGAAGCCGCCCAGCGCCGCTCGCTGTCCAACAAACTGAAGCCGATCATCGCGGCGCCGCCCGACACGCTGACCATCGAGCGCAAGGGCTTGCACCCTTATGACATGGTCAACCGCCTGTTCGTGCTGGCGTTCACCAACGACCCCGTGCCGCTGTCGCTGCCGACGCAGGACCGCCGCTGGTTCTGCCTGTGGTCACACGCGCCGCGCATGGAGAAGGCCGATGCGGTGGCGCTGTGGGCGTGGTACAAGAAGCAGGGTGGGCTCCAGGCCGTGGGCCGGTGGCTGCTCGACCGCGACGTGTCGGCGTTCAACCCTGCGGCCATGCCGCCGTGGACGGACTACCGGACGCGCCTCATCGAGACGGGCCGCAGCATGGCGGAGAGTTACGTCATCGAGCAGGTGCACAAGCCGTCGCCCGAGTTCGCCGCGGGCGTCATCGCCTCCCCGTTCCACAAGATCTGCAACCAGCTCCAGCAAGGCGCGCCCGGCGGCGTCAAGGTGCCCCAGGCGGCGCTGCTGCATGGCCTCAAGGAAGCGGGATGGATCGACCTTGGCGCCGTCAAGTCGGCCGAGTATCAGACCAAGAAAAACATCTGGGCGCGCGAGGACATGGTGCGCACCTACTCAAAGAGCGACCTGCGGCGCATGGTCGAGCACGCCGCAGGTCCGGGCCTTACAGTGGTGAAGGGTTAGAGGTCGAGCCAGGCGGCCACAAGGGCCGCCAGCACAAGGGCGACCAGCATCAACATGACAGGGCGCGCTCCACAAGGGCGCGCTCTTCGTCGTATTGGCCACTCGCGCGCAGTTTGCGGAACGTCTTCAGGCTGTGGATCATCGTCGCATGGTCGCGCCTGTTGAGCCAAGCCGCGATCTTGTCCAGCGGCAGGTCGGGCCGCCGCAGGCGCAGTTCCCAGACCGCATGGTGCCGCACCGCGCTGACGTCGCGCGTCCGTAGCGGGCCGCGCAGGTCGTCGGCTGTGAGCCCGTGCGCGGCCGCCACGGCCTGCACGATCCGCTCGGGATGCGTCGTCGGCAGCGTCACGGGCTCGTCGTCGGGTGCGTCGGCCACTCGCCGCAGGTGCTCCATGGCCATGCGGGCTGCGCGCCAGACCGTCACGGGGCCGCCCGCGAGCTGTACCAGGTCGTCAAGGTACGCCCGCAAGCGCCGTTCGATCTCTATTGCGTCCAGTGGCACGTCGTGATACGTCATGGATGTTTCCTCCCTGTTGTTGACTGGCCCCCGGTGACGGGGGCCTTTTCTTTTATGAGGTTGCGCCGTTCCGCTTCCGCTTGCGCGGCCGCCAGGGCCGCGTCGTAGCGGTTGCGGCGGGCCTCCACGTCCGCGAGGAAGCGCAAAAACGTCGCGTCGTCAAACGCGGCGCAATGGGCCGCCCAATAAGCGAAATCCGGGGTCAATAGGTCAGTTCCTTCACACGGCCGTTCAGCGCTTCAGCGATGGATTGCCATTCGTTGCGGGCGCGCTCCAATTCGGAAACCTCTTCTGCAAGAGCTTCCGCGCGCTGGTTTGCGTCCATGAGGGCGTCATTGACGGCGTCGTAATCCGCGACAGCGTCGAGGTGCTCTTCGAGCCGTTCCGCCAGCGCGCGGATCATGTGCGCCTCCGGGCCGGTCCAGTTGTCGCGGTGCGCACGGTCGAGCAGGTCCGTGATGGGGAGCTGGTTGAGATAAGTGAAGTCATGTGTCATGCGTTTTCATCCAGATAAAGGTTGCAGACACCGTCGGCCGCAAGGGCTTCGCGCGCTTGATCGTGGATCCATTCGCGGTCGCAATGGTCGTATAAATCCTTCCAGAGCGGATCTGTGCGGCCGATTTCGGTATAGACCACGCGGCCGTTTGTGGTGCTTGAGAAATGAAACGCTGTGACGTCCCAATCGAGCACGCCAGACGGACCGTCTGGCAGCTTATAGTCAACGCGGGCTTCGCAGTCGAAATCGGTCAGGTGGACGTCGCCGCGATAGACCCCAATGGTCACGGGCACATAAACGAAAGACATTTGTTTTCCTCCTATATCGCAAGCATGAAGTAGGTGAATGCGTAAGCCGCGGCGCACACAAGCGCGACTTTGGCGAGCTGCGCGGCAAGGTAAAGTGTATCGGACATAGCAGTTTCCCTTAGTGTTGACATTGCGCGGAAAGTATACGGGCGGCAGGTGCCGCCCGTCAATAGTTAGTTGTCAGCCCGCCATGACGACGTTGCGCGTGAGGACGGCGCTGCGGTCAATCTTGCGGCGCACCGGCATGATGACGGCGAAACAATCGGCACGGTCGCCGAACGTCACGAGGCAAGGATGGCTCGCGCTGACAGGATGCAACATGGACGTGCCGCCTAGCAGTTTGCCCATCTTCGCCAAATCGCCAATGTAGGCGTGGTTGAAATGAACCGCGTTAGGCGCGTCGTCCGGCTTGCCGGATGGCAATTCTTCGCCCGTCGGCACAACGCGGCGCCAGTCCGGAAAAGTACCGTCAACGGGCGTGTAGGCAATCTGGCCGATCCGGTCGGCCGTCACTTCGATATCTTGCGCGCGAGCGCCTGCGAGCTTGAGCGCCGCTTGCACGTCACTGTACGGGACGATGACGTCGGCAGCCGGGCGATCGGTCAGCCGGGCGACAAACATCCTGTGCCCGTCAGTGGTCACCAGGTGCCCTGTGGTGCTCAGGTGCACGCCGCGGAGATAGTAGCGGCTCTCTTCCTGCGAAGCGCAAAGCAGGGCGGCTTTGAGTAGATCAGTGGCGATTAGCATAGTGTCGTTTCCTCTTGTTTAGGGTTGATAGGCACTAGTGAGCCGCCGGACGTGACCGGCGGCCGTCTAGGGCCTAGTGTTCGAGTAGTTGCACGCCATAGCGGCGAGCGCCCGTTGTGCTGGTGTAGGGCGCGACGCGCGGGGCGTCGCAAGGCGAGATCTCGCCGTCCGCGTACATGTCGTCTATCGCGGCGGCGGCCGCGTCGGCCGTCTTATAGCCATAGGCGTACCAGTAGCGCGGGCTGGTGGAGCTGGTGCGAATATCGAGTAACTTTTCCATTGTCATCCCTCCACAAAATCAGAAAGCGATTGCGCGCCAGTGAAACCGGCGTCATCGTCGCGGTCGTATATGGCGACGTCGCGCTTGTAATTGGCCAGCAATTGCTTGACGTCGTCGGCCGTCATGACCGGGTCATCCTCAAACGGGTCATAGCCGATTAGGTCGATATACTCACGGCGGAGCAATTCCTTGTCACCGGCGGCTAACAATGCCGCCCATGCCGCCGCATATTCCTCGTTTGTCATTAGAGTGCCTCCCTTTGTTTGTGGTGCGGTCTAGTGAGCGGCCGCGCATGGCGGCCGCCTGCTAGACCGCGCACTATTCGTAACGGCGCACAATTCGCATAAGGTTCTCGTACCCTTCAGCATCGCCGTTATTGCGGCGCTTGATCATATCGCGCGCGACGACGTGGGCGAGCTTATCGGTATTGATTGCTGAAAACCAAACCGCGCGGTTTAGGACGAAATCTTTCATGTTGGCGTTTCCTTTCCTGTTAATGCGCTTATCCTGCCAAAGCATGCACGCAATGTCAACAACAAATATTTGTTGACGCCATAACGCGGATATGAGATTGTCAACGCATTGCGGAAACTAAACGAGGGGAAACTAAAATGATCAAGACTGCAGCTGACATGATCCGCGCTTTGAAGCGCGATACTTATTGCGGAGTTATTCTGTACCAAGGCCCGTCGCTTATCGACGGCGCGCCGATTGTGGTCATTGCAAATCGGATTGTTTCGGAATCCGGCAATGCCAAAACGGGCGCAATGGTGCAAACTTTCATCCTGCGCCAAGATATGCGGCCGCTTGATGCCGCTAGGCTTGGTTATGATTTCTCAATCTGTGGCCATTGCCCGCATAGGCCCACAAATGATGGTAGCTGTTATGTGAATATCGGCCGTAGCGTAGAAAGTGTTTACGGCGCGTTTGTGCGCGGCCGTTATGCGCGGCCGCATACTGATTATGATGTGGCGCTGTTGCCGGAACTTTTCGCCGATAGCATCTTCCGCCTTGGTTCATACGGAGATCCAGCCGCCGCGCCGTTCCGTGTCTGGCAGCATGCTACGCAGCTGGTACGCGCTCGTAACGGATACACTCACCAGTGGCGGGAGTTCCCGCAGTTTGCGGCGCTGTGTATGGCGTCGGTAGATAGTGAAGCTCAGGCGGTTGAGGCCCGTTCGAGCGGTTGGCGGACTTTCCGTGTGCGCGCGGCCGTGACGGCGCCGATCATGGCAGGTGAGATTGCTTGCCCTGCCAGTGAGGAAGCTGGCAAGCGCACCACATGCAGCGATTGCCGCGCTTGCGGTGGAACGTCGGCGCGCGCGCGCGTTTCAATCGTGATCGCCGCGCATGGTACGACAAAGGCGCGGTTCGCCGCGGCCGCTTGACGAGGGAAAATGGCTGTGCTACGGCATATGCCGTAGTAAGCAAACGGCGGCCAAACGGCCGCCGTTTTTTATTAGGCATTAGTTGGGGTGCTTGTGGGGTGACGACATGGGCATTGGAGAGCGGGCCCAAAAGCCTTATGCCATCGGCTTATGGGCAATATGGGTTTACTTTACTTCTGAACATATGGATTTTCAATTGTACTACATAAGGAAGTCTTTATGTTGCAGTGCAGCGATTCAGGAGTACGATGCAAAAGTCCATTGCCCATATTGCCCATAATGCCCATCGCCGCGCCACCGGCGCCTCGAGCCCCTGCCTCGAGCCCCTGCCTCGAGCCCCTGCCAGGTACGATTGCCCATATTGCCCATAAGTTACTCAACGTCACCTATGCCTAGTGCCATTGCCCATATTGCCCATAAGTTACGCTAGGGCAAAAGGTCCACGGCAATCGGCCGCCAGGCATCGATGCCAGCAACTAACATGTTAGCATGCTAGCTAGGCTAGCCTGCTACCATGCTAGCAGATTGGTGCAGTGCAGCATTTTGCTGCGAGTGCTCAGGGGGGAGGGGGGGGGGGTGCAGGGCCGAGCGCGGCTGCTGTTGCCGTGGCCAAGGACCGCAAAAACTTTTTATTTTTTCTCCACGCTCACAACAAAATACTTGACGCTTGCTCAAACAGCCAACCCGCGCTATCTTAACGTCATGACCTTCCAGTCGCTGCCCTATGACCCGCGTCCGCTGACCGCCACTGAGGCGCGTCTGGAGGCGATCTACGCGGCTGCCAAGCTGGGGCTCAAGGGCGACAGCCTGGCACTCGCCGCTGGCATGACGCCGACCGAGTATCGCAAGCTCTGCCAGATGGACCCCATCGCGGAGTACGCCGAACAGAAAGGCCGCGCCGAGGGCGAGCGCGCCATGGCCACCACCCTGTACGCCGCTGCCGAGGCGGGGGACGCCAAGGCGGCAACCGAGATGCTGCGCTACGCCCATGGGTGGGTGGCCAAGCAGGCGGTCGAGGTCAGCATCGAGCAGAAGATCAGCATCACGGCGGCGTTGGAAGAGGCGCAGCGGCGCGTAATTGACCTTGTTGCAACGGAGGTAACGCATGTTTCCGAAATCACCTGACATTTCGGCGCAGAAACATCTTGTTACGGGATTGTTTGGGCGCGCCCCCGGCACGGCAGGCCAAAGGTTTGATTTTGGCCAAAACCAACGCCGCGCGCGGCCAATGTTCTCTGACTATTCCGGCTGGACCTTGAGACCAGAATTTCGCGAAGACCTTGGTGACCGCGCGCAGTCTATAGAACAACTGCTGCGCATAATGGGCCCGTCCATGCTGGGCAGCCGGGGCAAGATGTTCTACCAGTTCATGTCGCCGCCCGAGGAACCTGCGCCATCGCAGCAAGGAAATGCGTTTGCTGACCTGTTGTCCGGCGTTTTTTCTGGCGGCAACGCAAACACGCGCAATGCAATGTCGGCGTTTACAGGCTTTATGAGCCGCCGCAAATAATGCAGACCACTCGCTACAGTGCTGAAGACGAGCAGAGCCTGATGGCGTCCCTGTGGGCACCGTCGCTCAAGGACGACCCGCTCAAGTTCGTGATGTGGCTGTTTCCCTGGGGGCAACCCGGCACGCCGCTGGAGCACTTCTCTGGCCCGCGCAAGTGGCAGCGCGAGGTGCTGCGCGATCTGGCCGAGCACATCAAGCAGAACAACGGCAAGGTGGACTTCGACGTGTTCCGCATGGCGGTCAGCTCTGGCCGCGGCATCGGCAAGTCGGCCGTCGTCTCATGGCTGGTGATCTGGATGCTGACAACTCGGATCGGGTCCAGCACCATCGTGTCGGCCAACTCCGAGACGCAGCTTCGGTCGATCACCTGGGCCGAAATTACCAAGTGGCTGGCGCTTGCATTGAACAGCCATTGGTTCGAGGTCTCGGCTACCCGCGTCATGCCCGCCAAGTGGCTGGCCGAGCTGGTCGAGCGCGACCTGAAGAAGGGCACGCGCTACTGGGGCGTCGAGGGGCGATTGTGGTCGGAGGAGAACCCGGACGCCTACGCGGGCGTGCACAACTTCGACGGCGTGCTGCTGATTTTCGACGAGAGTTCGGGCGTGCCGGATTCTATCTGGCAGGTGGCTGCGGGCTTCTTCACCGAGAACACGCCCAACCGCTTCTGGATGGCGTTCTCCAACCCCCGCCGCAATACGGGCTACTTCTACGAGGCGTTCAACGCCAAGCGGGACTTCTGGCGCAACAAGACCGTGGACGCCCGCACGGTCGAAGGGACGGACAAGGCGGTCTATGAGCAGATCATCCTCGAATACGGGCCTGACAGCGTTCAGGCGCATGTTGAGGTCTACGGTGAGTTTCCCTCGGCTGGAGATGACCAGTTCATCCCGATCCATCTCGTCGACGACGCCATGGGACGACCCCGCTATAAGGACGCCTCGGCTCCAGTGGTCCTCGGCGTGGACCCGGCACGCTTCGGTGCCGACGCTACAGTTATCGCGGTACGGCAAGGCCGGGACATCGTGGCAATCAAGCGCTACCGCGGTGACGACACCATGGAAGTAGTTGGCCGCGTCATCGAGGCGATGGAGGAGTTCCAGCCGACGATGGTGGTGATCGACGAGGGCGGGCTGGGCGCAGGGGTCGTGGACCGGCTCAAGGAGCAGCGGTACAAGGTCAAGGGGGTGAACTTTGGGTCCAAGAGCAGCAAGCCGGTCATGTACGGCAACAAGCGGGCCGAGATGTGGGGAGCCATGCGCGAATGGCTGAAGACCGCGTCGATCCCACCCGACCGGGTGCTGAAGACGGACCTGATCTCGCCGCTGATGAAGCCGGACAGCAAGGGCACGATCTTCCTCGAAGGCAAGAAGGAGATGAAAGCCCGTGGGCTCGCAAGCCCCGACGCCGCGGACGCGATAGCCGTTACGTTCGCGTTCCCCGTGGCCTCCAGAGGCGAGCGCGTTGACAGAACGCCGCGCAAGGCTTATGGTCAATCAAGTGTTTCAACCTCTTGGCTAGGTTCCTGATGGCGCGCAAAGGCGTATCTTTGTCGGTAGGACGCGGTGAGAAGCTGCCCGTCAGCAAGGGTGCCGGGCTGACGGCCAAGGGGCGCGCCAAGTACAACAAGGCGACGGGCAGCAAGCTGAAGCCGCCCGCGCCTTCGCCCAAGACGGCTGCGGACAAGGGCCGGAAGGCCAGTTTCTGCGCCCGAATGGGCGGCGTAGTGGCCAAGTCGAAGAACGCGGAACGGGCGAAAGCCTCCATGAAACGCTGGAAGTGTTGACATGCCAGGGCGCGAAAAAGGTTGGCCAACAGGTGTTTACGGAATAGGAACCAGGTCGTTTTTGTACCCTGGCGAAGACGAATATTTTCGTAAAAACCCACATGTTGCTGGGATGGCTGCTGAAGACGACAAAATAATATTGAACCCTTACAGCACGCTATCCGAAAGTGAAAAACAAGCGGTTATGGTAAACGAAGCCGCGCGGGTACACATGCGTCGAAATTTTGACGCGCCAACTTTTACGCTTACGCCTGAACAAGAACAAGTGTTTGGTTCATATTCTACAAATCCCGTCGATATACGGTCTACACTAGCGGCTCGAATTTTGTCTGGCGACCCATCAGCCGGAAAAGCTACCCCTGAGCAGATAGAATATGTTAAGAAGTTACGCCAGTTTATGGGGGTTAAGTAAAATGGCCAAAAAACCCGGTCTGTACGACAATATCAACGCCAAACGCGCCCGTATTGCCGCCGGATCGGGCGAAAAGATGCGGAAAGCCGGCACCAAAGGCGCTCCGACCGCCGCCAACTTCCGCAAATCGGCTAAAACACGGAAAAAGTGACATGCCGCTCGTGAAATCAGCCTCCAAGGGCGCCTTCCGCAAGAACATCAAGACAGAAATGGCCGCAGGCAAGCCGCAGAAGCAGTCTGTGGCCATCGCCTACGCGATGAAGCGCAAGGCGCAGGGCAAAAAGGGCAAGTAGGATGGCTAAACGTAGCGTCGCATATAAATCAGACCGCGGTCAGTTCCCCAACACCGCCAACTACAAGATTGATTTGCCTGCTAGCGTCTCTAAAATGCTTGACGGCCCTAGCGTAACCCGCAGCCTTAAAGGCAACTTTCTTGGTGGTTTTGGCGACGAACGCACCGGCATCCGTAAGCCAATAACCCGTATGCCGATGCCTGCGCCAGCCGTACCCAAGCCTAAGCCCAAGCCCAAGCCCGCGCAGG